TTCAGGCGGTTACTTTAATGTTGCTAGAAATGCTGGAACTGTTGCCTACTTTAACAGAACAGGCTCAGACGGCATTATTGCAGACTTCCGCAAAGACGGCTCCACAGTCGGTAGTATTAGTGTGCCAGCGGGTACTGATATTATGATAGGCAGTGGTGATACAGGTCTTCGTTTTGTTGACTCTGTGGACGCTATTGCACCTTGTTCTACTGACGGGAACCAGAAAGACAACCTAACAGATTTGGGCCGAAGCGCTTTCCGCTTCGATGACATCTACGCTACCAATGGCACAATCCAAACTTCTGACCGCAACGAAAAGCAAGACATTGAAACACTGTCAGATGCGGAGCAACGTGTCGCTGTAGCGTGTAAGGGATTGCTACGTAAGTTCCGCTGGATTAGCAGCGTAGAAGAAAATGGCGACGAGGCTCGTATCCACTTTGGAATCATTGCACAAGACCTACAAGCAGCATTTGAGGCAGAAGGCTTAGACGCTGGGCGTTATGGAATGTTCATCAACACAACATGGACTGATGAAGAAACTGGTGAGGAACGAAGCCGCATGGGTGTGCGCTACAGTGAACTACTAGCATTCATCATCGCAGCAATTTAACTAGGAGCAATAAAATGTCCGCAACCTTTGAATGGGTCATATCGACCCTTGAACGTGACCTACTTCCCGAAAACATGAACGGCGCTGTCATCGTCGCTCACTGGCGATGCAATGCTTCCCAGGCACAAGGCTCTGGTGATGACGCTGTGACCTACACCGCGACAAGCTACGGCACAGAAGGCTTCACGCCTGATCCTTCGGCTTCTGACTATATCCCGTATGCGGATTTGACTGAGGCGGATGTGCTTGGTTGGTGCTGGGCTGGCGGCGTTGACAAAGATGCTATTCAAACGTCTTTGCAAGCCAATATTGACGGGCAGATCACGCCAACAACCGCTGATGGAGTGCCTTGGTAATGAGTGAAGAGCAAACAATCGTCATTAACGACGAAGAACATAACGTGTCTGAGTTGACTGTTGAAACCCAGATGCACGTTGCCCGTGTTGCCGAGATCCGCCAAGAAATCGCACGTCTGCAAATGCAGATCAACGAGCGTCAAGTTGTGTTGAATGCTTACGGCGAAGCTATCGTCAACGCAGTGAAACCTGCTGAAGACGAAGAGCCAGAAGCGGAAGTGGTGCAGTAGACTATGGACGTGGGGTCGGTAAGCGGGCCTGCTCAAGTTAGTTGGAAACAGATCGCTGTACAAAAGCAAGAGCGTCTACGGACAGGTGCGGAAGGCGAGCCGATAAAAGAGGTTGTGGAGACGATTATACCCGTCCTATATACCCAGAAAGGCAACAAGATTGAAGCTACAACTCTTGCTCCTACACAAAGAGTGGACATAAGCGTATGACACCTACAGAAAAAGCCATAGCAAAGATTGAAGCGCATGAAAAAGAATGTGCTCTTCGGTATGAAGCCATTGAACAGCGCCTACAGTCAGGCGATAAGCGATTTGATCGCCTTGAAATGATGATTTGGGGGGTATACGTCACTGTCATTGTAGCTGTCGCGCTACCGCAATTTATGGGGTAAGGCATGATTATTGAGTCTGTTGCAGCCGCTGGTATGTTGCTCCAGCAGATCAATTCGGTGATCCAGCAAGTTAACGAGACCGGAAGCGGCGTCCAGCAAGCTATGGGTCTAATCTCAGACTTTGGCGAAGCTCTGAATCAGTTTGAGGTTGACCGTAAATCATCGACCTTTAAACCGCTGAGTCAAAACGACATCTTGCAAATCCAGATGCTTAGAAGGCAGTACGAGCGACACTGGCAGTCAGTCAATGACCTTCTTCTGGTGGTAGATCCCAAGCTGTTGGATGACTTCAAAAAAGCCAAGGCAGAACAAGAGCAACGTAGGCAGGCGCACATGGCTATGGTTGCAAAGAAGAGAAAGGAGCGAGAGGCTCTTATCAATAAGATCTTAGTAGGTGGAACAACCGCTGTTATTGGCGGCGGTATAGCGTTCGGTATTATTTATCTAGTGATTAGAGCATTTGGGCCATGAGCAGAGAAATTTCATCCATCAGTCGTGTAGGCACTACAGAACCGTTTGAGCTACAAGTTAAACGCGGTCAAGTCGGTTGGCATTACGCTATTTTCAAGTTTGGGTTCAACCCAGATGTTGACGATAGCTTAGAGACCGTATGGGCTGAAGGCGGATTGTATAGCTACATCGAAACCGCTACGGCGTTAAAAGTATCTAGTTCTTCTACAAACGATACATCAGCAGGCACAGGTGCGCGTACCGTTACCTTATCTGGACTAGATGCTAACTACGCAGAAATCAGTGAGACGGTGACGTTGAACGGTCAAACGGCGGTCAACACCACAAATACTTATATCCGTATCAACCGAATGGTGGTGAATACTGCTGGGTCTGGTGGGCAAAACGCAGGTGTTATTTATGCAGGTGACGGCACTGTGACATCTGGTGTTCCTGCTGATAAGTACGCAACGATTGCTATCGGTGACAATCAGACGCTTATGGCGCTGTGGACGGTTCCAGCAGACCACACAGCCTATTTGCTTCAAAAAGATATTACTGCCGCTACGACGCAAAATAACAAATACGCCAACGTCCACTTAGTTGCGCGGCCTTTTGGCGAAGTCTTTCAGACCAAAGACAAACACGTTATCGATAACGGCGTTTTGCATCAGACTTACAGCATTCCTTTGAAGTCTGAAGAAAAAACAGACATAGAAGTTCGCTGCATTGGAGATTCTGCGGCTGCTGATATAGCCGTGTCTGCTAGTCTTGATATCATCTACATACGAAACGGTGATTCTCTGTGAACGCAAAACGGCTAGAAGAAGGTAGTGAATACGCCGAATACGATGCGGATGGGGATGGCGTTGTCACCGACGAAGAGTTAAACACCAGTAAAGAACTGCAAGAGCTACGGCTGCAACATGAACGTGCTGATGCTCAAAGGGCTATGTCATGGTTTGCCTTGTGGGGAATGCTGCTCTACCCCTCGTTAGTGGTTGCATCGGAACTTTTCGGGCTGACGCAAGCAGCAACGATTTTAGGTGATATGGCCGCAGTCTACTTCGTATCTGTTGCAGGTATACTTGCAGCCTTCTTTGGTGCGCAAGCGTGGTCGAATAGGAAATAAACATGAGTTTAGTTGCACAGTTAGTCGGGCCAGTTACAGGGCTGTTGGACAAGTTCATAGAGGACAAGGATCAGAAGAACGCCTTGGCCCATGAGATCGCCACGATGTCAGAGCGCCATGCTCACGAAGCTCTCAAGGGGCAGCTAGAAATCAACAAGATGGAGGCTGCACATAAGTCGTTATTTGTAGCGGGTTGGCGACCTGCTATCGGCTGGATATGTGCGTTAGGACTGCTGTACAACACCATCATCGCCAATATCATCAGTATATGGGTGGAGGTGCCGGAAGTAGATACAACACTGCTCGTGCCCGTTATGATGGGCATGTTAGGTCTAGGCGCTATGCGCTCCTACGAGAAGGTTAACTCCGTCGCACGGGAGAAGTAATGGGTCAGTTGATTGACATGATAAAGCGTCACGAAGGCGTTAAGTCTAAGGTCTACAAGTGTACACAGGGTTTTGAAACCATAGGCGTAGGCCGAAACATATCGGAGTCTGGCCTTGGACTGTCTGATGACGAGATAGATTATCTACTACATAACGACTTAGAGCGTTGCCATCAAGAATTGCAAGATGCCTACTATTGGTACGGCGGCCTGAACAAGGCAAGACGGGATGCTATGGTTGATATGTGTTTCAATCTAGGTATTACACGGCTGCGCGGATTTGTTAAGGCTCTGGAAGCTATGTCCCGTGAGCAGTTTGATATTGCTGCTGATGAGTTTATGGATAGTCGTTGGGCCAAACAAGTAGGTCGAAGAGCCGAAGAAGTTACTGAAATGATAAGGACTGGGGAGTATCGCTAATGCCTTTGCAGAAGTTTATCTTCAATCCAGGAATCAACAAAGAAGGCACCGACTATTCAGCGGAGGGCGGCTGGTTTGACGCTAATCTAGTACGGTTTCGTCAAGGGCTTCCAGAAAAGATTGGCGGCTGGGTAAAGTATATTCAGTCTTCTTTTACAGGGACAGGTAGAAAGTTACATGGCTGGGTAGCTTTAGACGGCACTAAAATCCTAGGCATAGGAACAACGTCTAAATTGTATTGGCAGGAGGGCGCGGCATACAACGACATTACTCCTCTTCGAGAAACTACCGCTGCAGGAGACGTTACTTTTTCTGCAACCAATGGTTCTTCTACTATTACAGTTACTGATACAGCTAACGGGGTGGTTTTGAATGATTTTGTTACGTTTTCCGGAGCAGCTTCGTTAGGCGGCAATATTACAGCAGCTGTTTTAAACCAAGAGTATCAAGTCGCTTCTGTAGTAACTACCAATTCTTATACAGTGGAGGCTAAAGACACCTCTGGAGCAGCCGTAACAGCTAATTCTTCGGACACTGGTAATGGTGGATCCTCCACAGTAGGCGCGTACCAAATTAACGTCGGCTTAGATGTTTTTGTAGCCGGTGCTGGCTACGGTGTTAGTGCATGGGGTAGCGGTTCTTGGGGTTCAAGTACCTCCCTATCGTCCACTAATCAGCTACGTTTGTGGTCAATAGATAATTTTGGTGAAGACCTAATTTCCAATGTGCGAGCAGGCGGTGTTTTTTACTGGGATTTTTCTACCTCTACTCAGCGAGCTAAAGCTCTTAAAGACATCGTAGGAGCTAATCTTGCACCTACAGTTGGGCTACAAGTTTTAGTTTCTGATGTTGATAGACATGTTGTTTTATTAGGTGCAGACCCAATAGAGAACGGCAGTAGGTCTGAGGTAATAGATCCGCTACTTATTGCATTTTCAGATCAAGAAAACCCATTTGATTGGGAGCCACGCGCTACAAATACTGCGGGTTCGTTACGATGTTCAGCAGGCTCAGAGATTATTGGTGGGTTACGAGCTAGACAGGAAACGCTCGTATGGACTGACGTAGCAATGTATAGCTTACAGTTTATTGGCCCTCCAAATACGTTTGGTCTTACTCTTATTAACGAAGGCGTAAGTTTGATGAGTCCGAATGCTGCGGTAAACACTCCTAACGGTGTTTTTTGGATGGATAAGAAAGGCTTTTATACTTACAACGGAGCTGTACAACCCGTACCGTGTAGTGTCCATTCTTATGTCTTTGACAATTTAAACGTCGGTCAAGCCTTCCAAGTATTTGGATTCGTAAATAAGCAGTTTGACGAGGTTGGTTGGTTTTATTGTTCTGGAACTAGCACTGAGCCAGATAGCTATGTTAGTTACAACTACATCGAACAATCATGGTCTATTGGACAGCTTTCTCGCACCGCATGGTTAGATGAAGGCATTGAAGCATTTCCTCGGGCTACTGGTAAATACAGTTCTACTTCTTACGTTTATTCCCACGAATCAGGAAACGATGATGATGGCGCTCCTATGGATAACGTCTTTATTGAAAGTGCTGATTTCGATATTGGGGAAGGAGACCAGTTCCAATTTATTCGTAGATGTATCCCAGACGTTAAGTTTACGGGTAGTTCCGGCAGTACGCAGGCGATTAACTTCGTGTTAAAGGCTCGTAATTATCCTGGAGATTCCCTTACGACGGATATAACGTCTTCCTTTACCGGAAGTACGACTAAAATAGATACCCGCGCTAGGGGCCGACAAGCGGCGGTACGCTTCGAATCTGACGATAACGGAGAAATGGGAGATCGTTTAGGAGTAGGGTTTATAATTGGTGCAACTCGTTTAGAAATACAGCCTAACGGTAGACGGTAATGGCTAGAATTCTTAACGGAAGATTGCCTGTTGTTAACCAAGATCCGGTAGATAGTGGAGCTTTTAACAGGGCTATGCGGGTGTTGGAGCTTGGTTTAGGGTCGTTCGACCCTACAGCAACCCCGCAATACACCAGCTCTAATAGAGACGAGCTAAGTTTTGCGGTAGGCGATATTATTTGGAATACTACAGAAGAGGTTCTTCAAGTATATTTGGGCAATTCTTGGCAGAATATTTCAACGCCAAGCACCTCTGGACTAAGCGCAACAGGGAGCGTAGGTACAGTTCAGGTTGTTACTAACGGCAACATTACGGTAGCGGTGACTTAATGGCTAGTATTTACAACGATGACCAACGTCAATCTTTAATAAATTCGATGACTAATCCTGAATCCA